CTATGGGCCGAAGTATCAACTAAGTCTGCAGGCAAGGGTGATGTCGTAACGACACTGGTCAAGATCAAGAGTCCATCCGAGTACATTGACGACGATCATTTGATGTACGTGCTCGCCCATCCGAGTCTGTTACGTAGACATTGTTTCGCTCAGTGGGAGACTCCCAAACATGCATGGGAGAGATTTGCTTCAGAAGGTGATAGAGGCACTCCCAAGCCTGCCACCCAAGGTGAAGCGATAGGTGCCGATGTCATTGTGCACGGACCACAACACGGAGACCCTGTTATCACCTCACCTGCTGAATGGGTCAAGATGGCCCTTAAATCACTAGGACTATGGGAAGAGGATTGATGATTGAGAACCTAACTATCAAGTGCCTGACATGCGGGGAGATTACTGAATCCGAGACGGTCGGGACGTGTAGAGGATGCGGGAAAGAGTTCGTACCGAGTGCTGGATACCTCGTGCACGTTCCCGAGTCTCGACGGACGAGGATAGTTGACGATGAACCGAGCCCGACGAGAGCTAGGCGAGTGAGACGAGAGAAGGTCATTCCCGAACCTAGCCCGATCATCGAGTTGCGAGAGAAGGACTAGGTTCGATGATGGGACGGAAGGACCTGACTCCCCCTTCCGTCCCATCATCCTCTGTGATGGTGTAGTGCCGTTCGATTCGGCACCACAGAGCGCAAGGCAGTAACCCAACCACCACGAAGGAAAGGCATCATGCTATCGATTATCGACACAGAGACGGACCACGAGACTGGATACCGACAAGTACAGAGAGCGATAATGACCAGACTCGGGAGTGAGTCTGTCTATGTAGGACTCCTGTCATCTGAGACGGCCGTAGTGGTCGGAACAGCAAGCGAGATGGTCGAGATGTTCGGGGAGAGCATCGAGACGGCCGTACGACCTCTGACCGTTTACGACGTGTACTGTCCCGGTCTCGTTACCTTGAGTCTCAACTAGAACGGACGAGACCCTGAGGATGATTCAATCATCCTCAGGGTCTCGGGCAAGGCAGTCCCGACCCACCACGGTCGGAACAGCACGCAGCACGGTAGTCCGGGCTCCGGGCTCACCGCAACCCTCCTCCCCAATCACCTGATTGGATCATACAGAAGGCAGCGAGAAATGGACAAGAAGATCATCCACCAAGAACGAGAACACGCAACAAAGTGCTGGTGCGGGAAAGGCACATGGAGGTATGATGCTCTGTGTCACGACCATGCAGAAGGAAAGGGAGATCAATGAATCAATGGACCAGAACCGACTACGCACTACTCACATTGTGCGTCGTTGCTACCGTCTATGTTCTAGCTCAGGTGGTTCGGTGGATCACAGCGTAACGATCTCGGCAGCCATCATGGAGTTGGAAGCAATCGATCGTGAGCAAGTGAGCGGTGTCGTTGGATGGGAAGTGACAGCCGGCAGAGTGCAAGAAGTATGCGAAGGATTACTACTACTGACCCAAGAAATGAGAAGGAATCATGGTGGCTGATCTTCCAGGCGCTATCGGCAATACCGAGATCGTGCTCTGGTCTATCTTCTGGATCGTGAGCGTGCTAGGGTACTGGTTGACGACATTGAAACGGAGGAAGTGAATGGTTACTAAAGGACCAATCGAGAAGCTACCATGGTGGATAACGGACGCCCTGACCGCAGCGGCTCTCGATCTTCTCGGGGAGCCCGGAGAGTTGGAGTCCATCCGTGATTGGGCAGAAGCTCTCACCAATCTTGCCGACAGCATCGAAGAAGCCGAATCAACTATCCAGAGCTGGCAAGACACCGAGGACCGAGAAGAGAAGGCCGACTAGCCATGGCTAGGCGCACCACAATCACGTACGTCGAGTGCAAGACCTACGGGCATTCATGGGACGAGTACAACCCCAGAGATTCCAACATGAATGGCTACCCGTACCGATTGACGCTTCGTTGCACTCGATGCACCATGACCCGACATGACTTCTTGGATCGTCAAGGAGAGTTGCAGGCCCGGAGGTACTACCGACCGGAGAACTACCGGAATGAATCCAAGATCACCCGTCCGAAGTTGCGACTACTGATTGTCAGGAAGTGAGGGAATGATGGAAGAGACCGAAGAAGTGATTGAAGCCCGGAAGAACGGCCGACATCCCGGCATCACGTTCCGGTGTGACGTGTGCGGGATGGAGTACCAAACGTTACGGGGCATGAAGATGCACCGGACGAAGATGCACAAGGCCGAGATAGCACTGACGGCGGCGGCGGCGAAGGCGGTCAAGCCCTACAAGCCCCGCCAGAAGCCCGCTGTGCGCCTCGTGGAGCAGTGGTCGGACGAGAACGGGCGGATCGTGCTCACCGACGACGACGGCGGGCTGTGGGTGGCAAAGAAGGTGGATGGGTAGCTCACCCGAGCCCCCGAGCCCGACGAGCCCGAGCGGTACAGAGCCCCCGAGAGATCGGGGGCTCTTGCTATGGCAGCGACGGAATCGCATCCACGAATGATTGGTCGTAGACGACCGGCCCATTCTGGTCGGAGCACTCGATCACGCCCTTGTTCGCTCTCGTGCTCACGATGATCTCGGCGGCTTGATTCGGTGATTGGACGTACCGCTTGGTTACGAGGTCGGTGAGCCACCACTGACCGGACTTGTTTCCTTGGATGAGGTGGAGCGGCATGTCATCTCCAGTCGGTAGCGGGGATGGGGTTGAGGCGAGCCAGTGGGGGAGGATGTCGTCGTACGGGGGTTGTGATTGCCCGTCTGGTCCGACACCAACTGAGATGTGGATGTGAGAGGTGTGTGGATCGGAACCGGTGTAGGAACGGAGCGTAAAGCCGTGGGTGCGGGATGCGATCTGTCGGTTGAAGATCAGGTACTTGAGGTCGGGGTGCGGGTCGATGAGGAGTTCCGGCCCGAGGACTGCGATGTCTGGTCCGTTGATTGGATCGTTGGTGCAATCAAAGGCGCACACGACATCGGCAGCGTTGGGGTTGTGGTCGGAGGGGGTAGCTGCATGGGAGGTGTCTCCGATCGTCCCGTCTGAGACCTTGGAACGATTCGGCCACTGAGCATCGCACTCGGATCGTAGCTCGATGAGGGAGGTCGCGAGTCGCCATGCCATGTCGGGCTCCTAAACGGCACCACCCCCGAGACCAGGGGAGGTCAAGGGGGTGGGGCGCAGTTACCTACGGGACTACCTGAGTGCGCCGAGGTGGGGGAAGTCATCGGATGACACACGACGACGCAGGTGCAGTTTGAGTTCTGTCGGCAGCGGTTGTCAAGAGCAAACGTGAAATGTCCGAAATACCCCATTTGCCGAAAGGGTATGAGGGATACGTCTCAGACATATAGACAACTCTGTAGACATGTCTGAGCGTCTGAGGAAGGCCATATTGATCTCTCTTGTAGATAAAGGAGCCCTAACATCTCCGATTTCCACAGGCTATCCACTGACGAGTTCACATCTAGGCAGGCTTGAGCCCGAGGCGTAGGCTGCTCTGACCGAGTGCCGGATGACCACAAAGGGGAACGCATGACCGAGACCGACGAGTTCGGCTCCAACGGCTATTCACGAGATCAGTTCTACGTGACAGCCACCGACAATCGAGGTCATTCCTCGAAGGTCCGGCTCTCGGTCCCACCTCCGGTCAAAGGTCAGATCGCGGCGTTGATTGCGTCGAAAGCAATCCCGATGTACCGCACCGAAGAGGACTTCCATCGTGATGCGCTCGTGCATCGGTTGCATGATCTCAGTGAGTTCCTTCAGGGAGACCACATAGTCTCGTCTGAGATCGCATCCATGAGTCGGATCATGCAAGCGGAAGCTCAACTGGAGATTCTATCTCGCAGGAAGCAACTCGATGAGGACGCTGAAGTGTTGATTATGGCGATGCTGAGGGACTCATCTGATGACCATGCGATTCTGGATGCCTCGTCACTCATTGCCAATGAGATCAAGGACGAACGTATTCGGAGTCGAATCACGAACGAGATAAATCGATATCAGAGTAAGTGACCAACCTAGACGCTACAGATGCCCGGTTGAGGATCGTCAACCGGAAGATCAACCCGCTTCTCGAATCCCTTCCTGATTGGGTCGAGAGCTACCGTCCACATCAGATGGATGCCGTGGGCTCCGTGCTCGACGCATTCAAATATGTCGATGTGGTGATTCTCGATGCTCCTACCGGGTCAGGCAAGACACTGATCGGTGAGACGATCGGGCGGTTGATGCAGACTCCGAGGGTGTACTGCTGTACCGAGAAGAGTTTGCAGGACCAGTTCATGCGGGACTTCCCGGATGCGAAGCTGCTGAAGGGTAGAAGTAACTACCCGACGATCAATCAGAGGGATAGGTTCCACCCTGAGGACTATCTCGGGCATGTCTCGTGTGAGGACTGTCAGTGGTCGATCACGAGATCATGCGATCTTTGCCCGACAAAGTTCGTGTGCCCGTACGAGACCGCGAAGATGGACGCATTGCATGCCGAGGTCGCGGTACTGAACACGAGTTATCTGCTGACGGAGTGCAACGGGCCGGGACGATTCAGTAATCAGCGGCTCGTGATAGTTGACGAGGCTGATACGCTGGAGTCATCGCTGATGAATCATGTCAGTGTTGATATCACCGAGAAGAGGTTGAGTCGTTATGGATGGGAAGTTCCCAGTCACGTTACAGTTAGCGACAGTTGGCGTGAATGGATTGGACTACATCTCCCCGACATTGACCATCGACTTTCCGGTCTCGATGTCGTATCTGGAAATCTCGGAGTTCTACGTGAGGCTAAGTTCCTATCTCAACTCAAACAGCGGCTTCAGAACATTGATGTCGGTTTGGGAGATGGTTATTGGGCCTACACTGGTCGTGGAGCAAAGGATTTCCCTGGTCGTGGAGTTGCATTCAGACCGGCCAGGGTCGATCTATTGGGACAACAGTATCTTTGGAGGCATTCACAAAAGTGGCTTCTGATGACTGCGACACCGATCTCGTCTCAGGAGATGATGTCGAGTCTCGGGTATGACAAGCAGTATGAGACTGTGAGATTGCCGAATACGTTCCCGGTGGAGAATCGACAGGTATTCTTTCGGGGCTCTGTGAGCATGTCGTTCAAGAACCGTGAGAACAACGCGTGGGATCAGATGGCCGAGGCTATAACGAAGGACTTGAGTCGGCATCGGGACGATCGAGTGCTGATTCACACCGTGAGCTACGGCCTTGCTGACCATCTGACCGCATATCTGAGTAAGAAATCGGGTCGAAAGTTCATTACGTACCGGAATGCACAGGGCAGAGTGGGGGCGTTAGCTGAGTACCTTGACACCCCGGCTAGTGTGCTCATCGCACCGTCGATGGGAAGAGGCGTGGACTTGCCGGGTGATGCCTGCCGAGTACAGATGATTAGCAAAGTACCGTTCCCGTATCTGAAAGACCGTCAGGTCTCGATGCGGATGCACTCCCGAGGTGGACAGTTGTGGTACTCGGTTCAGACTGTGCGAACGATCGTGCAGATGTGCGGACGAGCGATCCGATCGAAGGACGATTGGGCCGTGACCTACATCTACGACAGAGACTTCCAGAGCAATCTTTGGAGGAAGAGTAGGAACCTGTTTCCGAAATGGTTTCAGGAAGCGATTGTGTGGAGAGAGGGAATGGGATGACCGAGGAATACGACGAGTTCGATACCGATAAGGGCTTGAAGGATGACTTTGACGGGGTAATTCAGTCGGCTATGTTCGCTCCAGGCGAGTACGGGACGACCCTGACGCTGAACCTGCTGGCCGAGGACGGCGACGAGATCGACGCCATGTACCGGGTCGGTCCTGATTGGGCAACGTTCGATGGTGGGCAGACGATCGAGCACCCGTCGAAGAAGGTGAAGCTGAACAGCCGGTCACAGGCGTCGGTGTTGGTGAGGGCTGCCATGGATGCCGGTGCCGAGAAGGTGATTCGGGAGAGGTCGGCTGCGAACGACAAGATCGGACCGCGTGGGACAGTGATCTGGCCGGGGCTCAAGTTCCATTGGGGTGTCGTGGAGAACTCCTACGACCTTCCCGACCCGACCCCCGAGGACCCGAAGCACATGCGCACAGTCACATCGGCCAAGCAGTACCCGACCGAGTTCTTGGGTGAAGTCGAGGTGTCCGACGTATCCACAACCTCATCCACAGGTGGGGACATCCCCGAGTCCACCATGACAACCCTCACAGAGTTGGCTCAGAAGTTCCCGTTCAAATCATGGGTCGATGAATGTTTGAAGCTCGATGAGTGCCATGATACGGTGGTCGTGATGAAGCTCTCAGATGAGAGCTTCTACGACTCACTGAGAGGATGAGGACATGACGGCAACCGAGGCCGAAACCACACGGAAGGATCGGGATGTCAAGTACGGGCAGGATGTCGTGCTGGACGAGCTTCCCGATGTCGAGATCGAGCGCCGGTCGCCTCTGCGGGACAAGCTCGCTGAGATCACCGGTGACCCGTTGATGCACGGCAAGTGGCACATGGTTGCCTCGTACGGCAACAAGACCGGTGCTGCGTCGGCTGCCGGGACGCTGCGCAACAAGTACGGCAACACCCAATCCGCAATGGGTTGGGCGTTCAAGCCGATCCCGTACGAGGATGCCGAGTCCGGTCAGATTCGCAACTCGCTGTTCGCCAGCTACAACCCGGCTGCAATCACCGAAGAGGGTGCTGCGGCATGGTCGAAGAAGGTGAAGGAGCGGGATGCGAAGGCCAAGGCGAAGGCCAAGGCTGCTGCTGCGAACGGCGGCTGAGTAGTACTCCACAGCCCGGTGACGTGTTCCAGCGTCACCGGGCTGTTCCAGTTCTAGAGGGGGAGTCAAATGTCTGACGCTGCGATCGTTACCGTGAATGGTAACGGCACAATCGAATACCGTGCGAGTGCGCTAGGAGGGTGCGAGAAAGCCCTCCTAGCTGCACGTTTGGGGTACGACGCGATCCCGTTACGACCCGATACACCGATCCTCAAGACCTTCGCGGCTGGACACAGGATCGAGGACGAAGTTCTGGCCGCGCACTTCCCCCATGTGACAATGCGACAGGAGGAAGTCAGACTCGCGATTACCAATCGCATTCATGTCGTTGGACATATCGATGGGTTCAACGATGGGGAGCTACTCGAAATCAAGTCTCAGAACCAACAAGAGTTCGAGCGATTCGAGTTGAACGGGTGGGAGACAGGACTGTTCCCTAAGTATAAGTGGCAGGTCTCGGCGTACATGTTGGGGTTGGGAATGCAGCCCCGGTTGCGGCTGATCCGGGCTCTACGGGATGAGAACGGTGAATGGACTGGGAAGATGTCACAGTACCTCGTCCATTTCCCGTTCTACTCCGAGCAGCACATCCGGGAACGGATACTCAAGATCGAAGCAATGGCCGCGACTGGAGTACTCCTAGCTGATTGCATCCCGTCCTTCCCCTGCCCGTACTTCTATCTCCACGACGAGATAGATCGGGACGTGATTGACGACGAGGGAATCGACATTCTCGCGAAGGAATACGAGGAGGCGAGGAGAACCGAAGCAACCGCGAAGGGAAAGAAGGAGTACACGAAGAAGGCTCTGCGTGAGGTGCTAGAGGAGGACAAGATCACGACTGCGAGTGGGGCGAAGGTCACGTTCTACCAGGCCGGAAACCCGAAACGACTGGACATCAAGAAGCTGGAGGAATACTTCAAGAAGATCGGGAAGAAGCTCGATGATTACTATGTCCCTCAAACGAAGAGTGAAAGGTTGAGAGTGACACTACCAGAGAGAGAGCTATGACTGAGAGCCAAGAAGAGGTTGTGATGGACTTGGCTAGACGATTCGCAAGGGATATGGACGAAGAGGACGCCGCTGACTTCTACGGGAATATTGCAGATGCTCTCCTCACCATCGAACAGGCTCTCCGAGATGAGATGGACTGATGATTCGTCCTCCGAACGCTCGTCGTGAACGCATTCTCGGGTATGGGATTAGTGGTGCCGGGAAGTCAACGGCATGGCTCGCTGTGGCGGAGTGGATGCACAAGACCGGAGCTCCCGGTCATGTGTATGCGATCGACACGGATAATGCGTGGGAGGCGATGAGACCTCTCGACGGACATCTTGATAGGATCGTCTCCCCTTTCCCTATCCACCAGTGGGATGATTTCAAGCCTGCCGTCAAGACCATCCGCGAGAAGGGCACTTCTAACGACTGGTATGTGCTCGATCGTGGTGATGTGGTGTGGGATGCAGCACAAGAAGGCTGGTCTCAGAAGGTCGAAGGGGAGGACATTGACGAGTTCTTCCTGAAGCATCAGATGAGCGGGACTAACCCAGGCGGAGATTACGGTACGAACTGGACACAAATCAAACGGATGTATCAGGGCGCAGGAATCAACTTGATTACTCGATTCCCTGGCCATGTCTTGTGTTGTGTCTCGGCTGATCTTATCCGTGAGAACGCCGGACAGTTCTCCGACGACGGAACTGTCATTGCTAAGTACCATCACACCGGTATGAAGCCAAGTGGACAAGCCAAGCTCGCTCATCTCTTTCATACCGAGTTGTATTTCGTGGAGAGCCCGAGTGGGTTCAAGATCACCACAGCGAAAGATCGCAAACCATTCAGCGGGGAAGGCGGGAGAGAGTACCTGAAAGGGAAACCCGTCACCCCCGACTTCGTTCTTTCCTATCTCATAGGGGTGGCAGGGTGGAGACCGTAGATTCGATACCGATAGCTGAGCATCAAGAGATCGTTGATGCGCTCGAAGCAAGAATCGACCAGTGGGTTGTCCGATACTACAACCTCTCAGAGAAATACGGTGAGCTACGAGATAGCGTCCCTGCTATCGTAGCCAACACACGAGCGATTGAAACGACTCTGAAGCTGACATTGGTCCAACTCCAAGAACGGGTACTTGAAATGGAAGAGGCGATGCGTGCTCGTTTCACCGAGTGAGCCGAAGCATCTCCGTGATCTCGGCCAGACCAGTATCGTACCGGAACGATACGGCTCTGATTTCTTATGGGCGAGCCCGGTATTCGGACTGGTAGGTGTCCAGCGCAAAGAACTCTCCGACTTCGTTGCTTCAGTCATTGATGGACGGCTGAACATGGAGATCGGACAGATGAAACAACTCGGGCTGTCGTTGTTGGTATTAGAAGGAGTGCCGTCTTGGACGAACGATGGCTATGCGATGTGGACGCGTACACGTTGGTCAATGAGTCAACATCTCGGGAAGCTGTGGTCCGTGCAGTTGAACGGCTGTTGGATCGTGAGTTCGCAAGAGGTAACCGAAACCTCCACTTTGATATACGCGTTTATGCGTTGGACGGCCAAACAGCGGCACATAGGTTCCGCGAGAGTTGGTCCAACAGGAGACGAGTGGGGGAAATCAGGGAATAGAGAGTGGGGGATTCATCTACTGCAAGGGTTCAGAGGGATAGGCCCGAGACAAGCAAGTGCTATCTATGATTACTTCGGTGGTGTACCGTTGAGATGGGATGTCGGAGTGTTCGATCTGATGGAGGTTGATGGGATCGGAGAGAAGAGGGCCGAGGGCATGGTAAAGGCATTGGACGGTAAGACAACGGAGGTGTTGTGACCGTGATTCCTGATCCGCCTGAAGGCTACGAATGGAAACGACCCCAAGAGGTCAAAAATGGCGACGAGGTTCTGAGTGTCAGCGGGTCTATTCATTCCTGGCTCTGTGAAGGGTTCACGTTGCGGTGGATCGCGTTGCTTGCGGTAAGGGTGCGTCCGAAGCGGATACGCCAATACTTCGAGTGCGACGACACGCCATCGAACCGCCGCATGATGGAGCGACGGAAAGAGTTCCTGCCGCCCCCGAAGATGGGCTGGTCGTACGGTCCGGTGGAGGAAGTCGAATGACTGACGACCTGGCAGAACTACGAGCCAAGATTCGAGTCGTGATGGCACTCGAAGCTGACGCTGGCTACTCAGAGAACTACCTCGCCGGACGATTGACAGCCCTGCGTTGGGTGTTGGCACTGCTTCCCCCGCCGCCACCGAAATACGAGGTCAAGCCGGTCGGGGTGCCTCCTTCATCATGGTGGCAAGTTCGGACGGCGCAAGAAGTCGCCAGCGAGTTCAACACCATGCACTATCCGGATGCGGAGCAGCGTGCGCGGGACGAGTGCGCCCGACTGAACGGAGTAGCCCCCAATGAGTGACCCCGAACTCGAATCGTTGCGTGAACGGTTACAGGCGATACGGGAACTACACCGCGAAATGACACACATGGCGGGCGGTGATTTGGTTCCCTGGTGCAACGCTTGTGGATTCGGGTGGCCGTGTCCGACTGTCCGACTAGTCGACCCCCCGAACGGAGCAGCCCGCAATGAGCCATAAGCATTCAGAGTGGACGGCGTTGTACTGGCATCTCGGCAAGTACGGACGCCAGGACGTGCATCTGCACAGTTGCTTAAGTTCACAGTCCTGTGCAACGGTCCTCGTCGGTGAAGGCCGCGAATGCCACCGGGGAAGCGTCCATGTCGAGCGCAGATTGAGCACTCAGAAGGGTTGGTCGGAGCGGCAACATGAAGGCGAAGCGTTGGAGTCGGTTGAACGGAGCAGCCCGCAATGAGTGACCTCTCCGTAGCCGTCCTAGGCCCACAGGCAAGCCGCGCCGCTCAATGGGTCCATGCCGTGCTCGGGGACGCTGTGGAGTGGCTGAGCCCCTTCTCCGCCCTCGGCTACACCCCGCCCGCCATCCGCCGCGCCCACGACTACGCCCAAATAGTCCGAATCCGCCCTGATCACCTACTTCTCTTCGGTGAACTCGCGATCTCCACCTTCCTCCCCCACACCATCCCCGAGATCAGAGGCCGATGGTTCCGGGCTCACATACCCAACCTTGACTACAGACCGTGGGCTATGGCAACGTACCATCCACAGTATGTACTCCAACACCGGGAACTCGAATCACAGGTACTCGATGACCTAATCACCTTCAAGGACCTACCCCCATACATCTACTACCCTTGTATCAAGTGCGGAGGATGTGTCGGGACACAGATTTCAGAGGAAGGGATCGCATGGTGCGGGAACCATTGGGACCGAGGGATGGTGAAGATGTCGGATCGGACCATAGCCGACATCCGTCGAATCAGCCGCCAAAGGAAGAAGGCAAATCGGGGGCTGCAAGGGTCGATGTTGTAGAGATGTTGAGAATGCCGTGCGGACACCTGACGCTACGACCGGAACCGTACGGTATGCACCTCGTGATGTGTCAGGCAGGTCATGGGTGGAGGCTCCAGTGGGACGGGACGGGGACATGGGCCGCTACAAGACTCTAGAGAAGTTGTGGACGACAGTTGTCGTCCTTATCACCATGTCCGTATTCCTAATGTATATCGCATACGTGATAACGGAGGTATGGATAGTTGGAACCAAGTGACGTAGAGACGAACCAAATCATTGACGAGCGCAAGGAAAGGAAGGCGGAACATGGTGACTACTACGGACCATGTGATGACTAGCTGGTACATCTTCAGGTCGAAGATGATGGAGCTAAGGCACGCGATTGAGAGCGGGGGTCTCGGAGAGATCGAGACGATGTTTGATTTCGCGTGGGGGAAGATGGAGACGTTTGAACGAGCAATGAAGGAGGCAGACCAGTGAGGAAGCATTTGACATGGGTAGGACCGTCGTTGGCTCTACTCGGATCAGCGATCGTGACCGGGAATGTCGTGTACGTGTTGCTGATCCCAGTACTCACCGCCGCGATCCTGTGGCGGCTGCATATGCTGGAGGTGAAAGGATGAGGCGACTACTGCTACTCGCGATGGTCGGCGTACTGATTGTTGCTGTATCGGCATGTGACACATCACAGATGGGACAACAGGTTGAGTCCGTGTCGTACCGCTACTACAACAACGCACAGTACGGAACGATTGCAGTGCACGACGGGATCGCTCCCGGTGCCGTGTGCGCAGTCGGGTTGACAGCGAGCGGGCTCGGTGTTGTGGCTGCAGTCGCGGCATGGCCTGAGGACACTCCGCTGCTCGCGTTGTCGTGGGGGACCGCAGCGTGGGGACTGGGCACATCACTCGGCGCATGTTGGGACACGTTTGAACAGACCGTTCAGATGGATGCCTTCTCGCGAATATTGTTGAGTTGCAGCGACGATCAGGGCCAACTGTCGCCCCTGTTCATCTCGCTCGGTTATTGTAGTTCGATGGGATGGATGACGATCGCGGTCAACTCAACCCTGGCTATTGTTGACAACGTGGCCAAGGGAATAACATCGTGCCGGGAATACGGTTACGATCCACTTCACGGTAGCCGTATCTGCACCCAATACTGAGATAAGAGACGACATGGTATGTCCATTGTGCGGATCGAATCATATCCGTATCGAGAGTCGGACCAAGAAGGCCGATGTCATCGAGTGCATGGACTGCCGTGGAAGATGGTGGGAAGGTGAGGAGGGGGTGATGGAGTCCCTATTTGATGAATAGGGCTCCGTCCTCCACTCCATCCTCGAACCCGACCAAATCACCGACGCTGCAATGTAGTTCTTTGCACAGAGCGTAGATGTGGTGGGTCTGCATGTAACGTCGTCCGAGGGAGTACTCGGAGATACGTGTCTCCCAAATCCCGGTTGCCTTCGCGACCTCGCGAGGGGTCTTGCCTGATTCGAGGATGCGGACACGTAGCTTCGTAACGGGCATGGGGCTCCTAGAGAAGAGGTTGCTTCACAGTGCGAGGCTTCGGAAGGATCGCATGGACCGAGACCCCCTGCTGTCCGGTAGCGTCGAGATGAGCCCGAATCTTGTTGTAGGCATCTTCGAGAGCAGCCGGTGTGACGTATTTGACGCCAGGGAAGAACTGTTGCATGATTGATGGAAGCGGAACATACGAGTATTGCTTCGCGTGGCTGAAATCACCTGATTGAATCGCTGTCGACGCGGCCGAATCAGCATCCTTGTAGCGTTTCGTTTGCTGGCGTTGGATGTCGAGCGGGATGTTCTCAGTAGTCGGACCGAACGGGATACCGAGTGATGTGTAGAGGCGCTTACGGAAGGCGTTGGGGTCGGTACGAGCGAGATTCTTGTACTGATCGGAGATTGAGAGCATCGCATCGAGGGTGTTGGTCTCGGGGATAAGGGTTTCGAGCCCGGACATCAGAGGACTTGAAGGACGATCTGCTTGCATAGACCCGGTGTAGGGGTCGTAATGCATTCCGGGATAGAGTTCCGGAGTGGCGGAGAGTGTGTTGACACCCATTTCCTGGAGCCCGAACTGGAGTACAGGGTTGAGTTGGGACGTGATTCCCGCAAGAGAGAAGTCGTTGAAGTAGGAACGGAACGGATCGAGAGAACGATAGTCGATTCCGGTACGGTTTCCTTGCGCGTCTGTGCCACCGATGAAGAACAAGAACTTCATGGTGCCAGGGAGCCCGGTCTGATTGAAGGACTCTGATTCGATGCGCGCGAAGTTGGCGAGGACCGCGGCACGAAGCGGATGATCGGACGGGAACGTGAAGAGGTAACGGAAGATGTGCCGTGCGAACCCGTAGAACGGCATGATCTGCCGCATAGTGGTGCGCTCGAACGGGGTCAGAGCGTTCATGTCCACGAACACTTTGTTCGCTTGACGGAGCGCCATCTCACGATCGGCTCCCTTGGCCTCTTCGGTGAGCATGGCCGCGGCCTTATACATGCCCGCGATATTGTTCTCCCACTTGTTCAGGAACCGGACAGGACCACCGGCGACCTCCCCGAGCATCCGTCCGAGTGATTTCCCGGCTGCGAAGTCGTAGTGGTCCATCGAGTTGACATCGTTGACGTTCAGGGACAGCTTCGCCTTGAGTGCATTGTCCTCCCCACGAGCGATCTTGAGCCCCCTGCCGAGATGCGCGAACCATCGTGGACCTTCTTGCAGCGCGCCCATGACAGCCCCACCGAGGGCTATGTGAGCCATGTGGCGGGGCGTGGTGAGGACCGCGAACCGCCAGAGCTTCATAGTGGGATCGAGGACACCTTTGAACGGGAGCCCGGAAGGGGTCGTCATCTTCGAGAGCGCGACATCGTACCCTTTCGGAATCATCATCTTCTTACCGGCCGGGGACTGGTAGTACTTCGTGAACCCGTACTTGGCGGGGTCGAACTCGACGTAATGCTTATCCATCTCGCGCTTGACGGTGGCATTCACATCGTACATTTCACGACGAGTGTGAAAGCGGGAGTCGGTGGTCTGAACTGCTTTACGGATGCGGGCTGCGATGTCGGCTTCAGATTCGATTTGAGGCTTCATCACGTCGTCAACGAATCGTTTGGTGCCCATCTCGGAAAGGAGTTGCTGCTTCATGTCTACAATCGAGGCACGGACGTTGTGGACTGAATCACCCATCGTGAAGATACGTCCACGAGTGAACCCGGCACGATCGAGACGGTCGGGGAGGACTCGGGGTTGAGCGACGTATTCGAGTTTGGATGGGTCAACGGAATGGACGAAGATCGGGTTGACACCGGACTTGGAGAGTTCGACCCATGATCGTTGAGCTTCGTCTATCCATTGCTTCGCTTCCTGCTCACCTCCCATCACGTACTTGGAGAACTCGGTGATTGAGGATGATTCTTCGATGCCTTTGAGAGCAGCAGAGGCTTGCTCAGCGGAGATCATGTGGGCATCTTGGAGGTTCTTGATCTCAGTAGCGCCACGCTCACGGACATGCTTCAGGAGGAGAGGTTGGAACTCGGCGGGGGCACGTTTCGTGGCGGTATCAACGAACTCTTGGTGCGCGTTCGTGGTGACGAGATGCTGTCGTTCGAGGGATTTGCGGGACTCGTCTTGGAGCTTGAGTGATTTAGCGAGGAGGCGTCCACGATGCCCGAGCGAACGTTGGGACTTGTCGAGCCCAGTGGTAACACGACGGAGTTCATTAAGGTGATTCTTGAAGGCGCGCGCGTACGGGGTGTGGGACCATGATTTGTGGTCTCGGAGGAGGCTCTGTATTTGGGTGAGGGTGCGGGATGCGGTCTTGTAGTCCTCTGAACGGAGCGCATCCGCCCATTGGGCTACGAGCCCGTTCTCACCACCGAGCTTCTCCATGTCGGACAGGAGTTGAGGACGGTATCGGGCGGGAGCTTCGAGGACTTGATTGTAGACTTGGGTTGGATCGAGGTGAGCGAACGAGTCGATGAATGGCGCGGAGTCTTGGAGGATGGTTTGATTCGTGATTGGACCGGCCTCGCGTGCTGCGAAGTCCGCGTCTGATTCCCCCATCTTCCGCATCTTGTCGTGGAGACCTTGATAATCGGCTTGTCGTTTGCGGACATCAGCGAGGATGCCTTGATGTTCTTGGACACCACGATCGAGCTTGGTTTGTTCCTTGACCATCTTCTCGTGGGCTTTGACGACAGGATCATCGGCTGCGTAGACGTGGAGCTTCCCGTCCGGTGCGAGGATTTGGACCGGAGGATGCGCTAAGGACTGGGACTCGTTGAAGATTTGGTCCTTGAACTGGTTGTACTGTCCGACAAGGACTTGTTGTTCTTCAGGGAGTGATTCGATGGGGACGCCGGTCCCGTTGATAGCGTCGGTAAAGGTGCGGAGTTCCGTGTCGGACATCTTCGACATGGAATCGAGGATTCCACCGGGCTGTTCGATGAAGTCTTGGAGGTTCATGGTCGTCTCGGATGAGATTTCACCGAGTGGATGCATGAACTTGTCTACGATTTGGGACGGGAGGAGCGCATGATCGGATGCCCATTGCCGGACGTGGGCACGGTCGAGTGATTCGATACGGTTGACTCGGGGAATCTTCGAGGCCGTATCCATCGCGGCACGATATGCGGCTTTGGCGGGCTTGCCTTGTTGGAGTGCTTCTCTTACGGAGAACTGTTCCCCTTCGGAGAGTCCGGCTGTTGCAAGTTTCCCTCCTTCTGCCGCGACCGGTAGAACGTCAAGCGCAGTTCCAATCGGATGCTCCTCAAGCTGCTGTCGTCCTTGGTCAGATGTAAGCTCCGCCGCCGTATGAAGGCCAGGAATCCAAGTAGCAAACACAGGGGTACGAGCCATATCGCGTATGAAGGCAGCCGGACCTCCTGATGTTTCCATGCCGTACTTCTGTTGGGCGTGGGTTTGGGCATCCTGTCCTTCGAGCCCGGTAAGGTCTACGAAGTCCCCCATTTGTTGAGGGAGAGATGCGACATAGCCGACAGTGCCGGGGATGAATCCGGTTACGATGTCACGTACGTCTGAGCCGATGTTCCCGAAGATGTCGAGGGGAGAGGAGTGGGACGGTTGGGGGTTCTGGACTGGGGACTGACGCATCGCACCAAGGATCGCGTCGTTGACGAGAGAGTCGGCCATCGCGGTGTGACCTTGTGCAACGTTCGCAAGGTCCTGCTTCGCGATACCGGCCCAAGCTGAATCGGGGATACCTCGTTGTCGTGACGCGTTCGCACGAGCCCGCCATTTGATTTCGGCGGCTTGAAGATCGCCTTGAGCCATTGACTACGATCCGGGAAGGACGTTGTTTGCAACGAGGGGATCGGTGGCGGAGGTGGTTGGTGCGACGGTTCCTTGTGCCGGGACACCACCAGGGAGAGCCGAAGCTGCCTGCCCGAGCGATGAGAGCGACGGGTTCGAGAGGAGTTGGCGGTATGCGGCCTCCTGTGCAGTTGCTTCCTTACCGATGTTCTGATTGAGCACGTCGAGCCCTTGACCAGACATCGCTGCACCCATGAGAGCAGCCATGACGTTGTTCTGCTGTGCGCCCATCATCGGGATTGTTCCAGCCATAGCAGCCTGCTCAGACTGTGGCATGTTCTTACCGAGAGTGTTGAACACGTTCTGAGCCATGTTCGTAAACTGTGCGTTCTCACCTCCGAGGTTGGTTTGGAGTTGCTGGAGGATCGGGGCGATACCCATTGAGTAGAAGGCGTTGATTGCCATGGGGTCGAACATGGGTGAGCCGGTCGGAGATGTGGCAGGAGCGGGAGTTGAAGCTGAAGGAACATTCGAGGACAGGTTCCCAGTTGTGGGCGCGGATGATTGAGGTGTGGCCTGTGGACCCTGTGACGCGTTGTACCCCATAGCTGCGGTCTGGAGCCAAGACGGTGCCTGAGACTTCGCCCATCCCGGCATCTGCTGATACTCGGATAGGAGCTTCTCTTGGTCCGGGGTGGACAGCTTCTTGTACTCGGCAAGACCCTCAGGAAGTTGTTGTGAGGTATCCGCACCAGACGGAACATCAGGAGCCTTCTGAGGAAGCACACCGACCTGTCCGGTCGGGTCCGGCTTGTAAAC